TTTCTTGTTGATAAAATTCTTCCCTATTCTTTGATATAACTAATTTTCCTTGAGTTTGTGTTTTAAACCAATCTAACTTTTGTTCATTACGTTTAATTGAATATTGTTTTTCCGGTTCTATATGACTAAAATCCGCATATGAGATTTTTGATAATTCAATAAAATGTGGACTATTTTTTACTTTTTCGTATAATTCATCATCTAAAGTTATGCCCAATCCAGACCATTTAGCTTCTGTTATCCCTACAATGTAACTTTTTTGAATTGCATTATATTTTGCTTCAAATAAAGAACTAGCGGTTGCAGAATAAGTTTTATCTTCGTAACCAATTTTACCTAATTCTGTTAATAATTTAAATGCAAAAGGGGGCATATTAGAATCAAATTGAGTAGCATCTGCTGCAATAAAAGTTCCTTTATGTTTTATTTTAAAATCGTATAATTTATTAAATAGATATTCCATATTTTGATTTAAGACCATTGATGTCCCACTTCCAGTATGATGCCAATTTGTTCTTTTATTTCTATATAATTGGAAAGCCATATCCATATAATAAGTGAATAAATCCTGAGCTACTACAGTTCTTAAATTTTTATTTTCATTTTTTATTTTAACAATGTCTACTATTTGACTTTTCACAAATCCATGATAAAATTGAGGTGGATATTCACCATTTTTTAATTTTTCTTGAACACCTTTAATTAAAGCTTCATTAAATCCATCAGCGTACATTGCTTCTCTAGTTTTATAAGCATTAAGGAACGGTAAACCAGGTGAATAATTTTTCTTTTCTGTTGTTTTTATATAAGCACCTACTTCAGGTAAAGTCATGACTTCATTTTTTTTATAAATTTCTGGATATCTATCAGCAAGAACATGAGCGATTTCTTTGGCAAATATTTCATCTTCATATATAATATCTTTATATTGATACTTATATCGTTCAATACTTCTTCTAATTTTTTCAGGGGTTGTTTTTCCAACATAGACACCATCTGATCCTAATTTTGAATATTGGAGATATTTTTGAATCCTTTTTTCGTAAACTTGATCTTGCATATATTGAGTAGCTGTTAATCCTAACATTTGACCTTCATAAAATGATAATAATGGTTTCTTGTTAACAATTTTTCTCATCTGCATTTGATCTAAAGTGGATGAATTAGGAATTTCATCACCCGCATAATTTCTTTTAATTGTTTCAACATAATCTACAAAATCTTCCCATGGATCTTCGGCACGCTCTCGGTAATTAATGATAGCTAATTGCTGAATAAAAGAATGTTTAGCAAGTAACTTTGGTGTTTGTGTTAAACCAGTTAATCCCCATACTGATTTTAATCTTTGACTATGTATTTTATCAAAACATTTATCGAATAAAATATTCACTGCTCCCCATAATATTTTCCAACCTGTATAACTAAGAGACCAGGCTAATTCACCTAGATGAAAGAAAAACTTTAAAACAGTTTTAGTATATTGTAATACTCGACTACCACGTTCTCGTAACCAACCAATAAATTCACTTAATATAGGAGTTCGATATTGTATTTTATTTAATGCTAAATTTAACTCTTGAATAAATTGTCTCCACCAATGTTTATCATCAGGTTGTCGATCAAATAATGTTTCTCCTTTTTTTAAATAATAAATATCATTATCTTTATCATCTTTAATACTTAATAATAGTTTTTTAATTTTATTTTGTTCATCTTCTTCTTGATGTTCTAATAAATCTCGAGCTAATATATCAGTAGTCAAATTATCTAAATCTTGATCCGAGAACAAAGAATCTTGGTATTTATTACCTAATTTATCTGTAATTTCATATTTTTCACCAAGAATGGATCGAAAAGTTGCTAAAGCGGCGTAATTTTCATATAATGAGTTTAAGGACGTTAATGCATCTTCTTTCTCTTTTTTAATTGCCTGATAATCTATAATTGATATGTTTTTTTGTTTTAAATATTTTATAAAATCAATTCTATCGATTAAAATTAAATCTGGATCATATAAAAATGCTGATTGAGTATGTTCTAGACAATCAGAAAAGAAATTTTTACATCCGCAAATGAGACATGTTTCTCTTTTATAGTCGTCAGGATAATATTTTTCCAGTAACTCTTTTGTATAATAAGTGTATGACATTCCTGATTTTTTATTATAAACATCAATCAAATATTTATTATATATTGAAAAATCTTCACCATGATTGGCAAACTTAAAATGAGCAATTTCATGAATAATAACCTCCATAAAATTTTGATAATTCCATTCTCCATCTAAATAATCATCTCTTATGAAAATATTTTTTCCATCATTCCAACCTAAATTAGTTTTTATTTGATTTGAAAAATTAACAGTAAAAGGATTTTGTTTTGTTTCTTTTAGTAATTCGTGATAATAGATATCTTCATTTAGTTGATTTAATAATATTTCAC